AGACGGTGGAGTTGTTAACACAACAAGATCCATCCAACTTAACCCAATCACAGGTGAGCCAATATAGGAGTTTAAAGTGGACAAAAGATTACAAAATAAAAATGAAAGAGCCATTAACAAAAGAAATGTTGATTTAATCATAGCTCGTGAAGAAGCAAAAATAAAAAAAAGACAGATGAAAGACAGAACTGGTAATCCTAAAATTGATGGTCCTTTAGAAGACTTTGAAAAAGTGTATGGTTATAAAATTGGATCTAAATTTGATGAAAAAATAAACGCAATGAAAGACGGTGGCGATGTTTCAATGCCAAAGAGAAGACCAAAGAATTTTAAAAAGACTGTTGAAAAACAAAAAAAAGAAAGAGCTGTAGCAAAAGGTAAGGTCACTGTTGGTGGTTTAAATGAAATGACTGATTATGATAAAGAGCAATTTCTTAAAAGTAAGAAAATGAAACTAGGTGGTGAAGCAAAACCTTTAGTTGGCAATCAATTTAAGCTAGATAAAAACAAAAATGGCAGAATAGATGGCGGTGACTTTGCTAAGATGGAAATGGGTGGCAAAGTTAAAGAATACGGTGGTGGCGGTAAAGTCAAAGGTGGCAAGATGACTTGTCGTGGTATGGGTAAAGCCATTAAAGGTGGTGGTTTTTCTATTAGTTAGGATTTAAAATGGCGATTGAGAATATAAATGGGATAGCAGACGCTATAGCTCCAGAGTTACAAGCTAATTTAGTTGAATTGCCTCCAGAGGCTATGGTCGAAGGAGTTACTGAGTTAAATGATGGCTCTGCTATTGTTGGAGATATGGAAATGGAGTCAGAAACTCCTATAGCCATTCCTTTTGATGCAAACTTAGCCGATCATATAGACGAAGATGTTTTATCTGAAATATCAAGTCAATTAACTGGAGATATAGAAGACGATACTAATTCAAGAAGCGATTGGGAAGAGCAATACAAAAGTGGATTAGAGCTTCTTGGTATGACATACGAAGATAGATCAGAACCATTTGAAGGTGCTTCTGGTATTGTGCATCCATTGTTAGCTGAGTCAGTAACGCAGTTCCAAGCACAGGCTTATCGTGAAATGTTACCAGCAGGAGGACCTGTTAAAACCACAATCATTGGAGCAGAAACTCCAGAAGTAATGGCTCAAGCAGAGCGTGTTAAAAACTACATGAATTACCAAATAACTTACGAAATGGAAGAATATGATCCTGAATTAGATCAAATGTTGTTTTATCTCCCAATCGTAGGTTCAGCGTTTAAAAAAGTTTACTTCGATCCAAATATGCAAAGAGCTGTAAGTAAGTTTGTTCATTCAGAAGACTTAATTGTTCCTTACAATGCAACTGACTTGGCAACGGCTACAAGAATAACTCATTGTATCCGTATGGATAAAAATGAAATTAGAAAATTACAATTATCAGGATTTTACAAAGATATAGATCTTCCTGAATCTGGTTCAGATTCAGACACTATGAGCGATGTAAAAGATACAATTAACGATATAGAAGGTATTACTAACGGTTCTTCAGAAAATGAAGAAATGATGATTTATGAGGTTCATACTAATTTAGACATTGAAGGCTTTGAAGACGTTGGAGCTGATGGAGAACCTACTGGATTAAAAATGCCATATATTGTTACAATTATGGAGGACAGTGGGGATGTCTTATCAATCAAACGGAATTTCAATGAGAGCGATCCGCTCCGTAGGAAAGTGCCTTATTTTGTGCATTATAAGTTCCTACCTGGTCTTGGGTTTTATGGTTTTGGTCTCACTCATACTATAGGAGGTCTTTCTAGGGCTTCCACTTCGATTCTAAGACAATTAATAGATGCTGGAACACTATCTAACCTACCTGCTGGCTTTAAGGCTAGAGGAGCTAGAATAAGGGATGACGAGACACCATTAAGTCCTGGCGAATTTAGAGATGTTGATATGGTTGGAATGGATTTGCGTCAAGCAATTATGCCTTTACCATTTAAAGAGCCTTCACAAACTCTTTATTCACTTATGAATACGTTGATTGATTCAGGAAGACGTTTTGCTTCTATGGCTGACATGAAAGTTGGCGAGATGAATGGTAATGCACCTGTGGGAACAACTATGGCTATTATGGAGCGTGGCACAAAAGTCATGTCAGCTATTCATAAACGTCTACATTATTCACAGAAGATTGAATTTAAATTACTAGCTCGTGTATTTGCTATGGGTGTGCCTATGTACCCTTATCAAGTTCCTGGCGCACCACCAGAAATTAAACAAACTGATTTTGACGACAGAATTGATATACTGCCAGTTTCTGACCCAAACATATTTTCTATGTCACAACGTATTGCTTTAGCACAAACTCAATTGCAGTTAGCTCAAAGTAATCCAGAAATTCATGGGCAAAACGGCATGTACCAAGCGTATCGTAAAATGTACGAAGCGTTAGGTGTTTCTAATATAGATGCCGTGTTGCAGCCTCCCCCTCAACCAATGCCCATGAACCCTGCAAAAGAAAATCAGGAAGCATTAAGGCTTGCAGTGTTAACCGCTTTTCCAGAACAAAATCATCAGGCACATATAACAGCTCATTTAGCTATGTTATCAACACCTGTGGCTCAGTCTAATGCTTCAATACTTATGACATTACAAGGTCATATATCAGAGCATATGGCAATGATGTCAGAAATAACTGCACAACAAGAAGTAATGGCTTCTTTAACACCAGAACAACAAATGATGATGCAACAAGATCCTACTATGCAAAAAACAATACAAGATCAAGTTGCATCTCGTGCAGCCGAAATTGCTTCAGAAGTTAGTGAACAATACGCTCAATCATTAACTCCACCTCCACAAGAAGATCCACTTGTTACAATAAGAAAGCAAGAATTAGCTCTGCGTGGTCAAGAAATACAACAAAAAGACGATCAGTTTAAACAAAAACAAGAAATGAATATGCAAAAAGAAATGAATGATACGATGATTGATAATCAACGTCTTGATTTACAAGATCAAATAGCTAAAGATAGAATTGAAACTCAAAGAGATATAGCGGCTATGAATGCTATGGGTAAAAAGTAAAATGTCGAACCTAAAGAGAAACAAGTTAGCGAAAAAAGTAAACCAAAGAACACAGGTAAAGCCAAAAAACAAAGCAAGAATGATAAAAAAGTTCTCGCCAATAGCTAGACCACAGAGATTTCAAGGTGTCTTTTAATGGAGAAATATTATAGATCCAGTTACCATAACACTTGCAGTCTCTGTAGCTAGTAAAGCCTTTAGCGCAATCAAATCTGGATTTCAGGCTGGCCGAGATTTAGAACAAATGTCTGGTGACTTAACTAGGTGGATGGGAGCCTCATCAGATATAGATAACGCAGAAAAACAAGCAAAGAATCCTGGTGTATTTGGTAAAGTTTTTGGTGCAGGGAGTATCGAATCCACAGCACTACAAGCTTATTCGGCTAAGAAAAAATTAGAAGAACAACGCTATGAGTTAAAGATGTTTTTAAATTTAACTATAGGACCTCACGCTTATGATGAATTACTTCAGATGGAAGGAGAGATTAGGAAAGAGCGTCAACGAACTATATATAAACAACAACAGTTAAGGCAACAAATTGCAGAAGTCATAGGTTGGATTTTCTTGTTTATGGTTGTAGTAGGGTTCTTTACCCTAATCGCTTCTATTTGGATTAAGAGAGCCGAAGCAAAAGATTACACGAGGCAACAAAAGATATGGCAAGGCAAAATAGTTGAGCCTACCTACACCACTTGCCGATTAAAGAAACGTAAAGTGTATAAAGATAAGTTAGCTTGTATCTATCAAGGAGCTCAAAAGACGTTTACATTAGATTTCACAGATTTGGCAAATGGGTGCCCACGCAAATACAAATGTGTTCTTGATCCCAATAGTACCGAGCCTTCAATTGATTCTGTAATGGAAAGTTTAAGAAGTATAGCAAAATGAGAAAAAAACTACAGAACGATAGCAAATATAATGATTACGATCTTGATGGTGATGGAATCGTAACAGATGAAGAATTAGAAAACGCTAAGATGATGAAGGAGACTGAGTACCAACTCAGGAAACAACTTGCACAATTGCAAATGGCGAGATACACTTTGATGGCTATGGGCTTGTTTACCGTTATGATGTTCATGCCGTTTATGAGTGTAGAAAGAATAAATGCATTGAGTGATATCAGTAATTTGTTCTATTTAAGTGGTGCTGGTATAGTCGGTGCTTATATGGGAACAACTGCGTGGATGAATAGGAAGTAAATGGTTGAGGATAAGGCAGATAAGAAAGCCAAACTAACAGCGAGACAAAGAGAATTTGTAAAACATTACGTTGATGGTATTTACTCTGCAAAAGAGTGTGCTGTCAAAGCGGGGTACGCAGAAGACTCAGCAAAGTTCCATGCTTCAAAACTTTTAAACGGAAGAGACTTTCCTTTAGTTACAGAACTTGTTAAAGAAAAACGAGATGAAAAAGAAAGAAAGTATGGTGTAACTTTATTAGGGCAGTTGAAGAGATTGTCTGAGTTATCACTTAGAGCGGAAGAAGAAGGTCAATTTTCTGCAAGCATTAATGCGGAAAAGATTAGGAGTGCCTTGGGTGGTTTAACTATTGAC